GCCCATAGGGCCCCGCCGGCCGGCGCAGCTTTATGCCCGCGCCGGTTCAGTGTCCCGGCGTTGAAGGACATCAAGAGCGACGTGGGTGGGGTTGTCTGGTCAGCCGAGTATCAGGCGACGCCCCGGCAGCCGGAAGGCAACAAGTTCAAGCGGCACTGGTTCCAGATCGTAGATGCAGTTCCCGTAGATGCGCGGCGCATCCGCTACTGGGATAAAGCCGGGTCGGAGGCGACTGGAGATTACACTGGGGGGCTGTTGTTGGCAGAATACCACGGGCGTTATTTCGTCGAGGATGTAGTACGCGGGCAGTTGTCGGATTTAGGCAGAGACCAGGTGATGCGCACGACCGCCGAGATGGATGGAGTCGCCGTTGAGATTTGGGTGGAGCAGGAGCCGGGCAGCGGCGGCAAGGATAGCGCCAACTCCACGCTGCGCAACCTGGCCGGGTTTACGGTCCACGTCGAGACGGTCAGCGCCAGCAAGGACGTGCGCGCCGGGCCCTTCGCGGCGCAGTGTGAGGCAATGAACGTCTTCCTGAAGCGCGCGCATTGGAACGCCGCTTACATCAACGAGTTATGCGCTTTCCCCAACGGGACCAATGACGACCAGGTGGACATCAGCTCGGGGGCGTTCAACAAATTGGCGTTCGCGGTGCGACCGGCGGCGAGCCCGGGGCGCGTGGTCAAGTCAGTTTTTGGCAGTTAAGAGGATTTAACAGGCGAAAGCCTGAAATGTGAAACGTGCAGTGTACAGGTAATCGGGTAGTAGCACGGCATAAAAACGCCGGTTAATGCGGAGGTGAGTATGAGCAGGAGAAAGGTAGAACGGGGAACGCCCCTGGATGAAGCTAAGGGCAGCCTGGATTACATGATGATGCAGATCCGGCGCGACTTCCGGGTGCAGTTTCCCTCTACGGACGATTGGTGGCCGTGGGTGCAGGAGATTTTCACGGACCATGTGATTGTGGCGAGTGATGGGGAATTGCAGCCAGAGGAATTCTACTTCGTCACTTACCAGGTAGAAGGCGAGCGCTATGTGTTTGCACCGCGCGAGCAATGGGAGGTGGTCGAGCTGGCTTATGCGCCCCAGACGACGGAAAGCCGCCCGGTGTTGGAAAGTCGTTCCGGGCAGCGAAAGTGGGTGGAGACGATCCCGGCAGCGGTACGTTTACTGACCGAGGATCAGGCCAATGTCAATGGCCCGTGGCGCATCGAAGGCACGGGAGTGACCGCCGACACGGTGAACGGTAACGGGCGGCGGTATCCCGGCCCGGTGCTGGAGGCGGCGCTACGGCGACTGCGCAACCACCTTAACGAAAGCGCAGGCCAGGGACGGGTTAAGATCGAATCGGCGTCGGTGTTGACGGGGGAAGCGGATCATCCGACCTCGAAGGGAAATCGGCATCCCCTGTTGATGGAGACGGTCATCAATTGGACCGGGGTGCAATTCGACGGCAAGCACGCGCTCTTATCGGGCAAGCTGTTGAACACCGCCAACGGGAGGGATGTGCGCGCCATGATGGAGGGCGGCGTTATTCCGGGGATCAGTCAACGCGCGTATGGCGAATCGCGGATGGTGGAAGAGGATGGGCGACAGGTCGAGGAAGTGACGTGGTTGGAGATCACCGGCTACGATTTGACCGCCCCATACCAGCAGAGCGACCCGGAAGCGGGCGTGACGCTGTTCGAGAGTCAAGAATCAGAAAGTCAAAATTCAGGAGAAGAGACGATGAATCTGGAAGAGCTTCGCAAAAAGTATCCCGAGCTGGTGCGCCAGATCGAGGAAGAGCACGACGCGCGTAAGCGCGCCGAACTGGAAGAGGCCCTCCAACGCAAGGCGGAGGACGACGAACGCAAGCGTAAATTGCTGGTCGAACACGATCAGGAACTGCGCAAGCTGTTAGGTCTCAATGAGACCGCGGACATCACCGAGGCAATGCGCACTCAGGGTGAGGAGCTGCTGCGGCTGCGCGAGGAAAAGCGGGCCCGTGAGGTAGCCGAGTACATCGAGTCGCAGACCAAAGACCTCCCTTACAACGAGGTGATGCGCAAGGGATTCGTCGAGACGGTCAAGGGCGGCAAGCCGCAGACCATCGAAGAAGCCAAGACGGCCATCTCCGCCAAGCGCAAGGAATACGATGCGATTCAGGCGGATCTGGTGCTGAACCAGCGCGGGTTTGCTGCTGGGCGTGTCCTCGGCCCGGTGATCGAGAGCGAGCTGGGCATCCCGGCCTTCGCCCGCGCCGGCTGGATGTTGCAGGAAAGCATGATGAACGCCGGCGGGATGCGCCGGTGGGATCATCGCAAGCCGGCCACGGCAGCGGAGATTTTCACGGCGAAGTACCTGGCGCGCTTCGATGAAGCGCACAAAGGGCATCTGATCCGCGAGGCCAAGCAGTTCGAGGAAGCCGAGATCACCACCGACCTGAACCTGCCCTACAGCGTCAGCCGGGCGATCGTGGCCGAGGCGATGCCGATGCTGATTGCGGCTGAAGTGTTTGCCTTCGGCACCACCGACGTGTCGCCATTCCGCCTCTACTACGAGACCTTCGCCGGCGACACCGGGTACACGGGAACTTCAACTGCGGAAACAGTGACGGCCGATCACGATGATTGGGTGGCGCTGACTTACAAACGCCTGACCCCGGGGACTATGGTCGTGACCAACTCCGGAGCGACCGTCACTTATGCCGAGGGCAGCGACTACGTAGTTGACTACGGCGGTGGGCGATTCAAGGCGCTGAGCACCGGCACGATCACCAACGGGCAATCCCTGCGGGCGACCTACAACTATACCGCCATCCGCAAGGGCGAAATGGCGCCCATCGAGCGCGGCGAGTTGAACCTGACCTACAAGACGGTGGACGCTGCCGCCGATCGGCTGGCGCAGCAGATCAGCAACGAGGCCGTGGTCTTCAGCCGTTCACAGTTGGGTTGGGACGCGACGCAGCGCACACTGGCCTCGCTGGTAACGCAAATCCGGCGCAAGATTGACCAGGGCGCGCTGTATATGGCGCTCGCGGCGGCTTTGAGCGTCGCCAACAACGTCTCCGGAACATGGACTGCAGCCACCGATTCGCTGGACCTGTTGGTCAAGTACATCGGGCAGGCCAGCGTCAAGGTGCCCAACCGTTTCTACGCTCCCACCGGCATCGTCGCCAGTGCAACCACAGCGGA